GATTTGTGTGATAGGCATAAGAATACTCTCGAGAAGGTGAGCAAGTCAGCCTAGCAGTAAAACTGTTTATTGCTCAGGCAAAGGTGTCGAACCGGTTTGGTGACGGTGTTGATTGTACAAATCTCGATCCGCTTGCATGCTCCGAGTATGATCTGCGATATCACCTTCAGCCTTCATATTTCCGCTCAGCTCAACCAAAGGCGTCTCAAATCGCACTTTAGTTCCCGCTTTCACAATCAAAGTTTCGGTCTCAATCTCAATCAGCCTACCGCGCTTCATGTGGATGCTATCGCCCTCATCGGTGTAAAGCGCTACCTCACCGTCCTTGACCTTAATTCTGTAACGCGCATCTTCTGTAGCAACAACAATAGTGTGGGCACTGTTGCCTCCAACCGGGATTGCGATCAGTTCAGCGCCTGCCAGTGGCCCCGAGGTAAACCCGTAGTGCTGCATCAGCTCCCCGGAAACCGACTCGCCTGCAAGCCCTTCCATTTCGATGCCGATCAACTTGCCGTGGGTGTTTCGCGCCGCCGTTCCACGGAAGGCCTGGCGAATCCCTCTAATAACCCGGCGGGCTTCTTCGCGTACCAAACGCGCCATATTGCTCATTAAAGCCCCCTAACCATTTCAATAAATGCGGCATCAGGGTTAGCCTTCTTACCCTTACGCTTCTTGGTCGGATTACCATCCAGCACCCACATTTTGTCTTCACGTAACCGCAGCTCAGTAATAGCCCCTTCGCCACGGGTAAGGCGCAAAGTGCGGGACATTAAGAAGTAAGTCGCATCTAGGCCATGGGGCTCGCTACGGACAATCACCCGCTGACCAGGACTCCAGACCTGTCCATTACCAGCTCGATGCCCCATGACTACAGCGCGGATCTCGAAGCCTTCCAGGCGGCTGTCGGCCAGCAACTTGCGGGCACGGGTAGTAGCCATGTCCTGGTTCTCGCTGGAGCTATCAATAATGACCTTCGGCCGGAAGATCCCTCTACGGGCAAGCGTTTCGTCCTGGATGACCGACTTGAGGTGGGCACGTTTGGTATCCAGACCGTCGTTGTCGTACTGCCCATGCTGCCCCAGGACCGTGATCTGGCTATATCGGTTGGCAATGGAGCGCCGCACACTGAGACGCTGCACGTTGTTGCCCACACCGTCCTCACGCATGATCAACGTGCCCACGGGCGCGGCGTTGTAATCCGGTCCGCCGATGATCAGGCGTCCGTCCGGCTCAATCCACGGCCATAGCCCATTAGCCTCTGCAACCTGTAGCAGCGCCTCCCAGGCGCTTTGCCCCGGCTCAATCTGAACCCGACGACGAGTCTTGGCCTGGGCAGCGCGGATCTCTATTTGAGTCACACCCAGCGGTTTTACTACCTGGTCAATGATCTGCGCGAGTGTCGCCTCACGCATCGAAACGAACGGTGCAGAACAGTCCACCAGCGGGGCCGCTCGGTCACGGCCGGTGATACGCATTGAAATCCCTTGGCGTGAGATGTCGTGTTCAAACTCGTCAATTTGCCCGGTTAAAACACGGTCTTTACCGAGGGTTAACGAACACGGCACACCTTCAGCCAGGACGCTCGGCAAGCGGGTGGCGTCCTTCGTATACAACTCCAGTTCGAAGGCATCAGCCGGGGTTAACAGGTCAGACTCAATTGACCAACCGTCCCACTCCTCATGCGCCAGGCCACCAATAGAAAGGCGAATTGACTCTCCCTGCGCGTTATTTGGCATAGGCACGCAGCACCTCCCCGGCCTGAATGTTGTGCGGCGTTTTCAAGCCAGGATTGAGCCGAATCAGCTCAGCGGCACGGGTGTGGTCCCCGTACCAACGGTGGGCCAAAAGGCGAAGACTCGCCGGAGTTTCAACCGTTCGCTCCAACATGGGCGGGCTCTGCAAGATGACTTGGCGGGCTCGGGCCTGGATCAGGGCAGCCACGTTACGCAACGCCTCAATGATCGGCCGGGCAGTCTCCACATCAAACAAGTGACGCTGTAGCAAAATGGAAGACTGCACCAGGGAGCGCACCAGGTTAACCAGGCCTTCCAGTTCCAGCGGGCTCAAAGTCGGCGTATCGGCTTCGTCCTCGATAACCGTGGCCACCGCCTGGGCATGAGCCAGCGCCAGTTCGGTGACGACCAGGACGACTAAGGCAAAAGCATTGGCGGCCACTGGATCATCCGGCATGCCGTCAGGCAGCAACACCACGCCACTCCCTGCGCTTGCGGGCACACCCTCGGCAAGCAGTTCAACCGTTGGCGCAACGCCCTGGCGAGCACCAATCAAAAACACACTCCCCGCACGTGCAGCATCGGCGGTCAGGCTCGCATTACCTGGTAATGCTGCGGGTACGCCAGTCCGAATCAAAAGTGCCGTCGCAGACGTGGGCGTGCTGCCTTGGATGGCACCGCGGATCTCAGAGGGTGTGCGCATCAAGTCGACCAGCGGATCAAATGCCCCTGACGGACGCTTAGCCATTGAGCCTATGCCGGAAACCACACCGAGAATCTGAGAGCGCAGTTGTTGCAGTCGTAGACCGATACCTGGCAAGCCCAGCGCCTTTTCAAGCAGGCCAACCCAACCTCCGCCGATCCATGATTGAATCTCACTAACCAGAGAGTCAATGCGGCCAAACAGGTCAAAGATACCGTCCTGCCAGGAGCGTTCATCTTCACCTTCCAGCACGCCGATATCGACAAACTCAAACTGACGCTCAAAGAACGGAGCATCAGGCGTGTCCTCAACAAATACGACACTGATCTCGGCGTAGTCAGGGCGTTCGGCATGGTGCTTGACCTCCCCCGTACTGCTGACGACGCTCATGCTGCCGTAGATCGGGTGTATCAGTTCGCCTGTACCTGGCGTGTTCAGGGCGCGCAGGATGTTTTGGAGTTCGATCTCATAATTAACGCCGAACACCACCACTTGCATGGGGACGCGCCGCGCCCCTCGGCCCAGATCCTTTACGCGGTCGCCGTCCTTGAACGGAGTTCCATGCTCCGACAAAGCGCGCTGCCATTGCAGAGCCTCACTTTCGACCTGGAGAGGGACGCCACGGAAAGAGGCGTCGAGTAACGTTTCAGACCAACTCATCCGCCGCGCCTCATTTGAATGTCTGTTCTGCGCTCGACTTCGGCTTGGATCATCCTCGAATCAGTACGCACTTCAATGACTAAGGGTTTAGCGAGCAACGCCCGCAAACGCGCCTCCGTTTCTTGAGCCGCAGGACTTGCCCCGGCCGCGCCAGGCCCAGGCACACCCGCTCCTGGGAATGACGTTCCAGCAGCACCAATACCCGATTGCGAGCCGCCTAGCCGCTGAGCCTGCATCGCCACCCAGTCAGACGCCTGACCTGGATCTGACTGGGCCATCGTTTCTCGCAATCGCTGCTGCGCGGTAAAGGTATCAGCGCCTGCACTTAGCGCCCGGTCAGAGATACCCTTAGCCCAGCTAATGGCACCGTCAATTGGCAACCCAGCAGCGGTCAGCCCAGTTTCATGGTGCGTCAGACGTTGTGCCTCAGAGGACAACCACTCACCGTCCTGGCCTGGGTTCTTTTCGGCCAGTGCCATTCGGTTGCGATAGAAAGAGGTTTGATAAGTCCGCTCGTCTTCGTTAAGCAGTTTGCTTCGCCGGGCAGCATCTAAGCGCCCAGCATCGGTCGCGGTGGTACTTGCACCGCCAAGTTGAGTAGCGGTCGCAACAACAGCGACTGGGGCCAACCATGGAGCGACAAAACCACCTGGCTTGCCTTTGGTCTTCTCAGCACCGGGACCACCTGGTAGCTCTGGACCACCACCTCCGCCCGGAACACCGCCCGCCGGCCAGTTGGTGACAAACACCGACGTGACGCCGGTTGCTTCCTCCAGCACCTTGCCTACAGCAATGTTCTTAAGGGTTTCGGGGCCACCCATAAACTTATTGAGTAATGCACCCGCGCCCGCTTTGGCACCGCGCCCGGCGTAATACCCGCCTACGCCCAAGGCTGCGCCACCGGCCAGCATCTGCTCACCGGATAGATTCAAATCATCGAGCAGATAGCGGCCCATCTCGGCGAACCCTTTGTTCAAGGGAGTCGACATGCGGTCAATGGCCTGGCCGAGAGTCGCCTTCATCCTGGCGGCCGTGCCGCTCGCACTCTCGGTGTTTTCTTTCAGGTCGCGCCCGATGACAGGCCCTGACCCGTCAATTTCCTTTGTCTGTTCAGCAAGGGTGTTCAGGCGATCACCCGACAACATGATTCGCATGCCGCGCACGGTGTCCTGGTCCATCCCCTTGAACACTACCCCCATGAACTTGGCGCGCTGTTCATCGGTTTTCATCTTCTGATACTTGCCTTTCAGATCCCCGAAAACATCCTGCGGATTCCGTGAACTGCCATCCCCGTTGAAGAACTTCACACCGCTAGTTTTCGTGACCTGGTCTCGATACTGCTTGGTGCTGAACACCCTCAACGTGGACTCAGCCAACGTGCCGAGCCGGTCTGGCTGCATCTCTACAGTGGAAAGGGTTTCGGTGAAGGCCAACGCTTGCGCCATCGACATGCCTGCCGCTGCCGCTGCACCACCGATCTTCGGAAAGATGTCAGCAAGGTTTTCAAGTTCGGCATTACCCAGGCGCCCGGCGACTGTCATTTTTTGTAGCAGATCGAGAGCGGCATTTTCTTTGTTCAGGTCGATGTTGAAGGCGCTAGCGCCCGCAACAACGGCCTTGCCCAACACAGCCGAATCAGCCCCCGTCACCGATGTGGATTGCCCAATGGCATCAGCGGACCTCTTGGCGGGCTCGTACTTCACACCGGATGCAATCAGGGTGTTGAACCCACTATCCACGTCCTCGCGATTGATGCCGTAGGTCTTGGCAATACGCCAGCCCTCATCGCGCCATTCGTCCTTTTGTTCGGCGGTCATATCTGCCGTCTGCTTGGTGCGGATCAATTGACGATCCAAACGAGCATTGCCCGTCAGGCCAGAGACCATGCCGATGCCCACGCCTAGGCCAGCCAACTGCCCTTGCATGCTGCCGCCCAAGCCCTTGATGCGGTCGAACTCCTGGCGCACGCCAATAGCAATGGACTTAAGGGTACGAAGGCTACGGCCGCTGTTCTGCGCCATGCGCCGGAAAGCCGACTCTGTGCGTTCCACGCTTTGGCGCAGTGGCTGTACACCTTGACGCTCGGCATTAGCCAGCTCCGCCTTGGTATCGCGGGCGGTCTTGCGCGCAGCATTCGCCATGTCCTTAAGTTCGGTAGTGGTCTTACTGACCTCAATCCGCGTAGCGGATCCAGCCTGGGCGGTTTCGCGCATGGCTTTGCGTATGGTGCCGTAACTAGCCGCCCCTACCTGGCCGACCTTGGAAATAGCCGACGAAGCTTTCCAACTCTCATCCGCCAGAGACCTAGCGCCCTCTTTGCCAGCCTTGCGCAAGTCGCGGTCAATTTGTTGGATCTCACGCCTGCTATTCCCTGCATGGGCTTCGAAACGAAGCGCTACGCGTAGGTCGGAACTCATTGAAACACTCCCAGAGCGGGTTCTTACAGGGGCCAGAAAGGCTCGATAGCGAGCCTGTTAACTGGGTTTCGGAAGGGGCTTGCGCTGACGCTTACTGACGTAACGAGTAACCTTCGGTTTGCCTATGATCAGTTCAATACGAGCGTCGATCTCAGCCCTGGTCATTCGCCGTAGTTCTTCTATTCGGTAGCCGTGCCGGACAAAGGCGTGCTCGATTCGTCGCCAATCGGCGGTGCCGCGTTCTGCGGCTTGAGCTTTTTTTCGAGTTCAAGGTCTGCGTCCGCGATGACGGCCAAATCAATCTCCATCAACGATTCTCGGAGTAATTCAGTGGTCAAGTTCTCGGCCGGAATGTCCCCAACCGAAAGCAACTGGCGCCGGTAGACCTCAATAGTCGTGAGATGCCACGGCGCGCCGGGGAATTGCTCATGAGCACCAATCAAATCACCCGCCACCGGAGCCCGCAGAGTGAAGCGCTTATGTCGCGTACCAGCGAAATAAATGCCGACGGCCAGGTCACGGGTAATGGTCAAACCGTCCCATTTTTTATCAACTTGCGCAGTCATCGGGTTATTCCGTGTAGTAGTTAAGGGCAACAATGTTCAGATCGCGGGTGGCTTCACCCTCAACCTGGTACTTACTGCCTACGTCGATCAGCGAGCAACCAGTCCAGGTCTCACGCTTACCGCCACCCTCCTGGGGATAGATAGTCAGCTTGGCGTCTACCAAAGCGCGCCATTCCGGCTCACCACTTTTAGGGATGGGTACGGAGATTTTCAGTTCGTGGTCTTCAATACCGCCTACCGTGCCTGTCGCCCGGCCGGTGCGATTCATTGTCTTGACAACCCTGCGCCCGGTTTTGAGGGTTGGCTCTACGCCAGTCACCTCATACTCAGTACCGTTGATCTCCAGGACGATTTGCCCGACATATTTATCAGCCATTTAAATTCACCTTTACAGAAGTAAGTCGATGCGACCGGCAAAGACGTGCAGGCCGTTGACGATATCGACAGGGATGGAAGCATTGAGACGGTTCACGTCCTGGAGCGAACGCTCGACTACCAGTCCATCGACATTGGCATCAACGTTTTCGACGATCTCCAGCTCTTCCAGCTTTTTCAGCACGTCCAGCAACTCACCACGAACAGCAGCAGGAGTTCTGCTAGAAAGCTTGGAACGCGGAAAACGCAGCCGGATACGGTCACGGCAGGCCGTTCGCACGTAGTACAGCGTCCGAATACTGGTCAGATCCAACAGCGATACGTCAGTAGCACCCGCCGCAGACTTGGTGTAGGTGGTCACTGCACGGACGATCTGGATAACCTCACCTGGCCCAACTTCAAGCGGAGCCACACCGTTAGCCAAGGCAGTTTCCTGCTCATTACGGCCAAGCCGTTTACCCATAGGCGGAACCTTGATTCCTGCCAACGCCAAGGTATTCAGAGGCCGCGCCGGATCTTCCTCGGAGGCGATCATTGCAGCGTATGCTGCAGCAACCTGACGGGCAGTCGATGCAGTGCCAGGCAAGGACGCCAGGCTGATAGCGCCGGAGTTCAAAGACGTGGCCAACGTAGTGGCAGCAGACAAGCTGACGGTGTTGGCTGCCACTCCGATGATGCCTTGCTGCTCCATCGAGCTGGTCCAGGTCTGAATATGCGTACGCAATGCAGTAAGCGCTGCCTGGCTGTACCAAGCGGGAACCAGGATGGTAAAGCCGCCCATGGCTGTCGAGTCCAGCGCAGCCTTTATATCGGGCTCGGCGTCACCTTCAGCCACCACACCCACGGCGGAAATAGAGGCGTAACGGTAGGCGCTGATAAACGCGTCGGCCATTTCTTCGGCTACGGTTCCGCCGAACAAGTCCTTGGCCTCCGGCGAACTGTAGAACGGCGTCGGCACATTGGCCTCAACCGTCGCACCTTCGCCAAGTGGCACGATCAAGCAGACGTTCTGTTTGTTGGTTGGTAGGTTCCGCACTGCCAGGCGGAGGTTGAACTCCATATAAACGCCAGGCTTGCGGATGGATGCCGGGATAGTGTCGAACTCAATGCTGCTCATTCAGTGGGCTCCTTTGCGGCTTGTTTGGCACTTCCACGTGTTTGTTTCTCAGACACCAGAAGTTCTTCCGCAGCCATGCGGCGACGGTAGTAGGAGGTATCCGGCACATCGACGGGCTCGGCACCCTCGATGTACTGGAGCGGATCTTTTTCCATTGGCACCCGATGACCAGGTGCGGCGATTACACGCATTACACGTCCCTCAATTCGATGTTGTCGGTAGCCACAGGCACGGGGCTATCCGATGGGGTGTGGTACTCCAGGGACATGCCCAGGAAGTCCGGCACATCTACTTTCGGTCTCTCCCAATCCAGCTCGATAACGAACGATTGCCCCAGGACCGAAAGGTGATCATTGGCAAACTTGCCGTTGACCAGGTTGGAAAGCTCCGTTGGCTTAATAGCGGCTCTGCCCTCCCAGGGCTGCCAATCAACGAGCTTGTGCATGCAGGCTTGCCACAGGTCATAGCTGCCGATGTCGTTGGGGCCGCTACCGCGCCTGGTCTCCCGCTCACCTCGGGGGTGGCGGGTGGCGATGATCAGACGGAAGGTAATTGGCACCGTGTAACGATCTTGGCTTCGCCGTTGAAACGTCGCCTTTGGAACCATGAGCAGTACGGCAGGGCAACGCTTGAGCAAATCGGATAACAGGTCGGGGTCGCTCAGCTCACCGCCGTAGCTCTGAACCTTGAGGCTCCGCAGCTTGGCGGCCAGCTCCTTCAAGCGGGCCTCAATCAAGTCCTCCAGTTCGCCCAGCATCACAACGCCCTCAGCGTTCGGCGACCCATCAACCGGGTCTGGCTGGTGATCTGCATACCAGATCGGCCAGCCTCGGCCGCACCTCGTTCCTTGTCCTCCTGGGCGAGGGTTTCCAGACGTTTTAAGACATCCTTGTAAAGTACCCGCACGGTCGACTCTTCCTTCCCTGCGTCGTCGTACAGGTGATAGCGGGCGATCTCGGCCAGGTCAGCCGTCACCCATTCCGGGGCGTCCTCCTCGGCCGAACGGAAGCGCAGGTAAAACGAAACTTCACTGCGCGCCCTAGTCACCGCATCGGCGATCCTTGCCAACGCCATGACTGCAATCGCCACATCTTCGGCATCCCAGCCGTCCAGGTGCTCACCTGCTGCCGCCGCTGTCAGCAACTCAGGTTCAATGAGCCGCTTGTTATCAGGCACGGAAACTTGAGTGATATCCCTGGCACCAAAGCGGATCAGGAGTTGACTGGCAGACGGCAGCGACAGTTTCATTTATTTGCGTCCTTTGGCTTGGCTGCACGGGGTTTTTCAGGCTTTGCAGCCACCGGCACAACCTCCGCCACTGGGTCGCTCGCATTGCCCTGGACCGGTTCAACGGCGCTGACAACTGGAGCAACCGCTGACTCAGTCGCTTGGCCGCTCAATGGCCCAGTGGAATCGTCACTGGTGCCGCCCAACGCGGGGGCTGCACCTGCACCTCCAGGCACGCCGCCGACCAAGACTGGGTCTGCGGCGTCGACCACTGGATCAACCACAGGCGCAATGACTGCTTCAGGCGCTTGCGATTGGGGAGCTGGACCGGCGTCGGGCGCTTGCGGAAGCGCAACTTGCGAGAGGTGTTCATTGGTTTCGTCCTGTACCTGGTCGAATTCATCCTCCTCATAAGCGCAGATCAATTGAGGCTCCTTAGCCAGAGCTTTCAGTTGTTCGTCAGTGAAGAAGTCGTCCGCATACTTGGTCGGTTGGCTTGAGTGCGCTATACCGCAACGACGGAAGCCGTCGCGCTTTGACTTGATGACGATAGTCATAACGCCCCCTTAACCCAGCCAGCTCGGCGCCAGAACTTCGGCGGTGCCTGCCCACTCGTTGCCGTTGTCGGCGTCTTTAACCAGGATCTTTCGGGCCGCGCCTTCCAGTTGGGACGGAACGACCAGCAGGCCTGGGTTAACGCCGAGAGGACGGCCGCCGTCTGCCTGGAAGTTCTTCATCGCTGCACGTGCGGCGCCGTAGTTTTCTGCCGTCAGTGGCGCTTTCGAGCAGTAGGCGAACTGCCAGAAACCGAAGCCGACGTTGGCGCGAGCGTCGACGCCGTAGCGGTATTCGTCACGCATGAACACTTGCTCATCATCCATGCTGGTCATCGCTTTCAGGGCATAGTCGCGGCGCTTCTGAAAGATCAGCGGCTTAATGGCGCGGCTGACATCGAGCAGATACCAGGCAGGGCCTTCACCTGCCTGATAGTTACTGACAGAGACCCCTGTGCCGGTGCCATCGGTGTTTGGATAGACAGGATGGTCCACATCAAAGAAGTTCTGACCGTCGTAGCAGAGCGTAGCGAGGCCTTGTTTCAGCAGACCAAATACCAGCTCATCAGGGTGCGCCGTCGATGCTCGACCCATTTCCTGAAACAGCGGCTTGTAGACGCCAATCTCGTCGTCTTCGATAGAGTCTCGTGGGACACCGACAGAAGACTCATACTTCTTGTTGGTGATCGAATAGCCATGCGCCGCCATGTTCTTGAGTACACGGTCGCCGATCCACTCACGGAAAGTCGGGAACTGGCCCAGCCAACCATAGGTGTTACTGGCCGAAGACGACGGCACCAGAGTGGCGATGCGCTGCCAGTCAGTCGGAGTTGCGGCCTGGGCATTTTGAAACTCTGCCTTGAACGCTGTGAACAGCGCCTGCAAGGCGGCGGTAGTGATAATCATGAAACGCTTCCTATATAGAGGGGAGTTACGCCTTGCCCTTGATGAATTCCGATTCGCTCATGCCCAGCAGCGAAGCGACCTTTTGCTCTTCGGCATTGAGCGCGGTTTCGGTGTTAGCGGGCTGACGCTTGCCCAAGTCCGTCGGATCGCCCACCGATGGCGCCGCCGCTACGAAGTCTTTCAGGCGCTGCAAACCATCAGCGTCCTGGCAGCTAGCGCGGTGGTACTCCACTGTTGCGGGAACGATCTTCCCTGCCTGGGTCGCGGCAGTGATAACCGCCTCGACTTCCTTGGCGTGGTCGGCCTTCTGGCGATTAACCAGCGCCTCTTCCGCATTAGTCGCTCGGCCGGTCATGGCGTCGTAGTCGGCGCGAGGAACGAACTGAGTCAAATTCGTTTGCTCAGCGTTGGCCGCCTGGGCGGTCTTAAGTTTGTTGATAGCCGCAATGGCGTCTTCTTCGGTGGCGGTGTCGGGCAGGCCGAGCAATGCCAATAGCGCTGGTGAAAGTTTCACTGGCGTGGTCTCCGGGTCTTCTTGGTTGAGTGCTGTCAGGAGGAAATTCGGCTTATTGGTCAGGCCCGCACTGACCAGACGCGCAATGCGCATGGTCACGGCGTCGTAGTCGAATACTGGGGAGAGAAAGCGGTACTCGCGGTTAATAACCTGGACCGATGCGCGGGGCGTCCAGTCGACTTGGCCCCACAAGGCACCGTCGCGGATCTCCAATTGCTTGATCCAGCCACCGGCCGGGGCGTCTTCGCCTTTCGTTGCGCGGTGCTGTGTGGAGTGCTCCCAGTCAATCGGCAGCTCAATGGCCCGATCAGTGAAACTGGAAAGCACAAGGGCTTGGCCCTGTTCATCGAACAGCCACTGGCGACCGTCCCGACCGGAAACGGTCGGGCCTGCCGGAATCAGCTCGACCCACTCCGGCGCCTTACCGTCAGAGACGGTTGCGGAGAGGTCAGTGTTGAGTGCGAGAAGTGTCTTTTTCATGCCGCCAGTTTGGGCGGCCAGGATCATGCGGAGAGTTTCAGGACGGCTTAAGGTTTTAGCCGTTGAAGGATGGGTGCTCGGTGTATCGGGGAACCCATTCTATACGCATAGAATGAATTACTGCGCAGCCCCCATGCAGTTTTAGCCCTACGGCCAAATCTAACGCATCTCTAACGGTTGTTCGTCAAACAACCCGCCATGGTTGTACCTGCAAGCCCCCTAAAACGTCGTCAGCGGGCTTTCTTTCAAATCGACCTACAGAGGTTCCGAAAGGTAGTCGGAGATGATGGCAAGGATCTCAGTGTCATCCTCAGACGACAGCCCCAAATATGGACGGGCATGCATCTCTGTAGAGTGCGCCCCACGAGTTACCCACTGGGAAAAGTTAGACTTGCTGCGCTTCACAAAGCGATTGCCGACCGTGCCATTCTTGGCACTGAAGTAAACCTGCTGGGATCTCGCTGCATGATCGATCTTGCCACCAAACTGGTGAATAGCGCCGTATGGTCGGTCCGTACCGAACTCCAGCGTATTGCCGCTGACCTGGTGCCGGATGGTGTCCTGCAAATCCCCGCCCTGGCGCAGGATCTTGCTATTACCCTTTCTTGCGATAGTTGAGGGAGCCAACGGCGCCCAGGGCGAACCGTCGGGGGCCACCTGTTGCCGGAATCGGTTGTCGGTCGACTGGTGCAGATACTCAGC